AGTAAATACCTACATGCGACACCGCTGGGGCACCGGCATACGTCCCTGTGAAGAAGATTAAATCACCTGATTTTGCTTGACCAGAATTGATTCGAGTGGTGGCGTTGTATTGCTCTTGCGCTGTCCGTGGTAAATTAATACCTGCGGCTTTCATAGAATACTGTGTAAACGAAGAACAATCTAGCCCAGTGTTGGGGTCATTACCTCCAAACACATAGGGAAGTCCCATCTTTGCCATCCCTGTGTCGATGGCTTTTCCAATGGAACCCGATACCTTGCTCCATGCGTCACCAACATTAGCAGATATCGCTGATGAAATGTTCTTTAACACGCCCATGTTAGCCTCGAACCACTTCTGGTAGTCCGACACTCCAGTGCCAAAGGCATCCCTTGCCTGAGAGAAGGGGGAACCTGCAAGATAACCACCTGCTGCATTTGTCCAACCACCAAATTGCTTCTCGTAGTGGATAAGCACATCGGCGGCGGTGCGAATATTCGTGTAGGGGTCAGTCAAATCCCCACCATATTTATTTGCTGTGGTCTGCCAGTAGTTGGGCATAATTTGCATGAGTCCGGTGGCACCAGCAGGACTTACGCCTCCGTTTTTTCCGCCAGATTCAATACCCATAATTGACGCAAGCACCTGCCAAGGCACGCCGGATTCTTTTGATACTCTATCAATGATTCCAGACCACTGCTTCACGCCTTCAAGGTTTCGACCACTTGATAGGTCTCCCCAGTCACTTGGCATTGCCCCACCAACTGCCCCGGCTACGTCTTTACCAGCCTGAATTGCTGAATCAATACCTGCTTGTTGAAGGATATTCTTCATCTGTTCTTTTTCACCCCTAAAGGAGAAAAGACTCTGTAGCAGATTACCTCCAACATTGGGCATACCTTTAGATACTCCACCAGCAAAGTTAAAGGGTTGTGATATTTGCTTTGCAGCACCACCTAAAAGATTCATAGTACCGCCACCTCTACCACCGCCCTTGCCTGTGACACCACCAATCATATCCATAACACCACCCCTTCCCCCTGAAGGTGTCATGTTCATTGGCTGATAGCCCTTAGAGCTTCCAGGCAAACCAGAGAATCCAGCCAAGGGCTGTGAGGGTGTCATGTTCATAGCTTGTCGATTGCCACCACCACCCAGGTTTTGCTCTAGCTCTATGAGGCGACCCGCTGCCGACTCGGGTTTTCTATTCTCTCGACGACGTGCGGAATATCCTCCCTCACCAGACATAAATCCACTCATACTATGTTCCTATTCTATGCAAGCCCGAAGTGCTGGAGCAATCCTGATTCTTTAATGTATTGCCACAACGTTATGTCTTGTGTTGGTGCAATCTGGGACCATGCGAATGATGCATCCTGTAGCTGCTGCTTGAAGGAGTTGAACCCTGCATTCGACAACCCTTGGAAGGCGACTGCTTGAAGTAGATTAACCAAGTCATTTTCACGACCGGGGGTATTAACAATGTCCTGTGTACCAGTCTGTAGATTTCCAGCAAACATGTTAGAAAGAACATCTTTAGCTCCTGAGTTTCCTAACCACTCGCTTGCTCCGCTGCCTCGATAACCTGATACCAGTCGGTTTGCCCAGTCCCCAATACCCAGTCCTTCAGGGTCGGTTCCACCTCTTAATTGGTGATAAAGGTCTTTAGCACCAGCCCCCATACCGCCCATCACCCTATTAGAGAACTTACCGTATTGAGGGTTAGAGCGCATATTGTTTTGCGTAAACGCAGAACCAAGTAGGGCCAAAGGGCTGTCTTCATACTCTTTTGCCACGCCTTCGTCTAAGGGCTTGCTAAAGTCAGCCCATGAAAGCTCTCCGAATTGATTCTTATTTGTAGCATAGCTGAACAAGTCATGAAACGGGTCAACAGTACCCTGTCGTGGGTTTTGAATAGTCTGCCCCACACCCGAAGCACCTGGATTAAATCTTGACATTCTGTATTCTCCTTATTTAAAATGCAACCCAACGCGCAGGCCGGGTGTACTGTCTACTATTTTCGTTTCGTGCTTCCGGTCCATACCGTGCAAGTTCTTTGTTCGGGTCTTGTCGAGACAGGTAGTCAACCCAATTGAATGCTGTGCCTGGGTTTTCATTACGAGGGTCAGTTATCTGTCCCCCCTCATAATCCGCATACATACGGGTGTACAGCTTACGTAGCATATTGTCTTGCACCGTTGTTGGATTGAGTCTCTTTAACCAATATGAGTATGCTGCATCTGGTGAACCCTCGAACACATTAGACTGCATGGAGTCTTTGCCCATAGAAGTATTGAAATCTCGAAACCCTGACTGGTCTAATGAACGGGGCTGATAAGAATAGTTAACCATTACTTACCTCCCTGGCTTTCGGCTGCTGCCTTCTTCTGCTCCTCGACACGTTCCTTCACTACCGCAGCATTCACTTCATCAGCAATCATATTCCAATACTTAATGATATCATCTGCTGACGTATCCTCCGGTAAAGCCTCACCAATCTCTTGCTCCACTGTTGCTCGTGCGCTATCCGCAACTATTTGCTTTGCTTCAGGAGAAATATCAGGGGGTATTGAAAGTCTCGGCATCGACAAGGACGCATCAGACGCCTCATTATTTTCGTTACGAAGTGAGGCACGTTCATTATCAGCCTGCTCTTCGCTGATGATTGATGGAGGAGTCTCGTAGCCTGTTCCTGTATATCCACGAGTAGACTCAGCTAGCCATGGGCTGTGTCTCACGTTGTTTTGTGCTACCAAGTCCCGTGTTGAAATAGTAGGCAGTGCAGCCTGCGGGTCTGTTGTCCCGCTTGCGTCTGCTGCGGGGTCATCTGGTGGTCTGTCTCCAACAACTGCACCGGCATCTGCACCGGCATTTGTAGCAGGACGATTCGTATTTCCCTGTAGATTCAAACTATCCAAAATTGCTTGCATCTCAGGTGGAAGGGAGGATGCTGCTGCTGACGGTGCTGCTGGGGTACCTAGTGGGTTAGCCCCAGCCCCACCAGTCCTACCTGGTTGTTCACCCCATACCTGCATATTTAATAGCTTATTCATATAATTAGTCTCGGGATTCAGTGCCCCCTTAAACCCACCAACGGAGTTTTCCTTACCCATTATCGCAGCTATAGGGTCAAATTGCATGGCCCTATTATTTAGCAGCACGTCCGGCAATCTCTGTGATGGACGAATACCAGCAACAGATGCATCCCCGCGTAGGATGTCATTCATTACAAAATTACCAGCGCCCTTAACTGAACTAGGAATGTTTTCATACAGGCTTCTAGCTGGTGTTCCTTGCTTAGGTATTATACCTAGTTCTTCTAACAAACCCATAGTGTATCCTTTACATTAGTGGCATACGAACTGGCAGTGCGCCGCCGCCCGGAATACCCTCTGGTCGCTGTGCTCCCATTCCACCGGCTGCTCCACCCATGGATTGTAGTAACAAGTCCATGCCCTGCATGTTAGGTGGTAGTGTCTCAGGCGGCAAGCCTTGTTCCATTCCCGGCGATGGTGAAGGTGGCAACATGCCCTCCATACCCGGTGGCATACCTGGAGGTGCTCCCCCTGGCGGCATACCCGGTGGTCCGCCTTCTGGTGGCTTCATTGCTTCCTCTTGCTTGTGTTCTAACCATGCGCTGTAGAGCCATGGGTCACTACCTTCAAGCACCTTCTCGATAAGTACATTGTTAATAAGCTCTTCGTTCATGTACACCAAGTCAGAGATAACACGCTCGTTCTCACGAGACGGGTTATCGAGTTCAAGGTAATCGCTACGTGCTGTCTCAAGTGAGATAAGTTTCTCACGTACCAGAGCCATCGCAATGTTGGCACGGGCCATCTTGTCCTGTGGCGACACATCCTTGTATCTCACATTTGAGTACACACCAACTAATTCGAGTAACTCGAAGTTAATGGTGGCCCCTGATACGTAGTCTCCATTCGCATCTCGAACAAAGAAACCTACATCATCATCATGAAAATCTCTAATCATCAATAGAGACTGTCTATTCACTTCCTCTTGTGCATACTCCATAGCACGCACGATAGGATACAGAGCGTCTCTTGCTGCTCCTTGTGAGAGGACTTGCTGAAACCCCGAAGCGGAGTCTCCCATGCCCCAGAGTGAACTTGGTAGCCCACCCTTCTCGATGTCTTCCATGAGCATATTCATGAGTGGTTGTGCTTCTGATGGGCGTGGCCCAAGAGAAAGCGGCTCAACACGCTCCCTGTCGTAGAAGAGATGATTCGTAGAGCCTGGCTCAAAGTTAATAGCTATGGGTTCTTTACGATTCTGAGGGTCGAAGAAGTATAGCATGGGTGGATTCGACTGTCTCTCAACTTCATCAGCCAATTGTGACATCAACCGATTCAATGCGAGGACGGCTTCCTTGATGTGGTGGAAGATAGATGGTCCCACATTCTTCACCCAGTCTTGAGTGTCATTCTCTGTGTGTCGAATAGGTGAGCCACCACTTATCATGATAACCCACGGAACAAAGCCGAACTCGTGCGCCCGGACAGGAAGGATTTCCTCGTCTTCGATGAAGAATGCATACCACCAGTCGTCGTAATATGCCTTGCAGTTTACAAACTCTTCATCGTCACGTTCTGTCCATTCGCCCTTTGCGTCTGGATAAGATTCCTTTACCTGTGCTACAGTCTGTGTGTAGACGTGCGCCACGTACATGATGCCTTCCTCACCGAAGTGGGGATAGACGCTCCTGGGGTCAACAAGTCGTGTTGAAACAGGAAGCTCTTCTGCATCGGCGTCTGGATTGTAGCGTAGTCGAATGGCCATCCAGCCACGTAAAGCAAGAAAGTGTGCCATATCATGATAGAGTGTGGAGTATCCACTCAGATACCAGTGACGGTTCCATGTGCTCCACGCATGACGGATGAAGTCCTCGACTTGCTGTGCTTCGTCTTTGAGAATGTTCTTTGGCGGAATGACGCTGTAAATAGGCTCTTGTGAACCAAGGATACGTGCTGTCTTCTCCACCATGGTTGTGCATATATTACGCAAGACGAGGTTTCCAGATACAGTTCTTTCACCAATATCCATATCATAGAAACGTTTGTCATCATCCATACGCTCATCACGAAGTTTCCAGAAGTCTTTCATGGCATCAATTTTCTCTAATGCCTCATCCTTGGTTGGCTTCTTTCGCTTCGGTTCTTTCTTCTTTTCTGGGGGCGGCTTAAGTGGGGCTTCATCATCCCACATGTCTGACAGTCCCGGCATCTCTAAGCCGGGTGGCATTCCTCCCGGTAACATGCCCGGTGGTGGCATTCCCATTGGGGGCATACCCATATCGGGCGACGGCATACCCATTCCCATATCGGGAGGGAACATGTCCATTCCCATTGGCGGCATCCCCATATCAGGTGGGGGCATACCCATTGGTGGCATACCCCCGCCCTGCTCTTGTGCCATCAAAAGCTCAAGCAATTCAGGGGGTATTCCTTCCATCCCTGGCGGCGGCATACCTGGCATTGGTGGCAAAGGCATTGACATGCGATACTCCTAAATAGTTTGATAGGCTCGTTTTCGTTTTGTGACTGGTGGCCTCGACTGGTTTCCATAAGTTTTCGGTAGATTTACAAAGAAGTATTCTACCGTACTTCGATAGTGAGATGTCCAGTCGTGAATAGGTTTCTTTACTTCGGATACCCTGCTTGAGTTTTCATATGTCGGGTATCGTGCATTCACCATAGCAGAATCCACCTTCGCACAGGTACTAATGTTACACTTCACCTTACGGAGTCCCATGAGTGTCATGTCACGTCGTGACTTGTAGTCGTTAGCCGATGTGTTGGAGTGAACATAGATACCGGCTTCGGCCAAGATGTCCATCGGTGAACGTCCGTCTGTTGCGCTCCTCGCCTTACCAGCGGGGTCTCCATAGTGAATGGGCTGTCCCCACGAACCGTGTTGAGAGATTTGTCGTAGCTCTTCAATATCATAGGTGTAATGCCACTCAGAGGGAATGGTTCCCGTAATAAGCGGTATGTAGAAGTCAATCGCTTTCTCGTGCCCTTGATATGAATCTATCATGTGGATGTCTTCATTATCTGGGTTGCGCTGCCACCATATGATAGAGGTGTCACGGATACCAAAGTCCCATGAGGTGAAGAGTTCCCAGCCCTGTGTGTATGGGTAGTACCCTTTAGGCACATCCACCCAGGCTGCATACACCATACCACTACGTGTCACAAGGTAAGAGATGTCAACCTCGTGGTCAATCTCTTCCTGTGTCAGCCTCTCTGGTAGTGCTGCATACCATGCTTCGTCGTGAAGTGGGTGAACGTTCCACTTGATGGTACGTACATTCTTCACAACTTCACTTCGTAGCTTGTAGAAATAGTTTTGTGGATTGTCACGATTTGGTGTGGAGATTGCTATACGACAAGGCGTAGAACCAGATGCGGAACCCCATGAAAGGTTGAGGTTATCCCACATCGCAGCCTCATCGAAGAAGACCATGGTGTAACGTCCTTGACGCCCAAAGTCTTTATTGGTAGCCTCGCCTGTGATTTCATTCCCATTCTCTGGGTTGAATAGACGACGCTCTCGACGGTGCTTCCGCATGTTGAATCCCTTGGGAAGGAGCCAACCTGGAAGCCGACGTATGATATACTCAAGACGCCCGAAGAGGGATTTCTCAGTGAAATTGTCTACCATCTCTTCTTTGCGGGAGCCGAGTAGAATATGAAATCCTGGCTTGAACAGCCAACCATGTACAATATATGCGAGGTAGGTCCATGTAATCCCCATGTCTCGTGATTTTTCCACTAGCCCGTCAGATGGTGTCTGCTTGGCCAGTTCCAACCACTCAATAAAATCTAGTTGAAAATCGTAGAGGAAGAAAGGTAAGTCAGATAGCTCTTCACGGGGGTCGAAGGTGTAACAGAAGGCATTAATAAACCATGCGGGATTATTTCTTGCTGCTCGACGAGACTTCTCTCGATGTATATCAGACTGTCGGCAGGCTATGGTTAGCGCAATTCTGTCATCTAAGTCTGGTAGACGTTCATAGACATCTAGTGTTTCACTGAACTCTATGCTTTGAGGTGAGACAACCATCGCATTTTATCCTCTTCCGTTGCAGACTGTCCTGGCAATGACTCGAACGTCCGGTTATTGTTTGCTTCATCCTCTTCAGGTTTCAACACAACCCTTGTCAGAACGGTTTCGATGAGCTTGTGCTTCACTGTTGGTGGGGTGTTAGGGTCATTAATCATAATACCAAGCTGGGATATAGCGTCATCGGTGAGGAGTGTTAGCTGGTTCAGGGCACGTTCTCTCTTGGCCCTGAACTTCGCATTATCCAACTCAGAGTCTTCGATGCCACGCTGGGCACACCATTCATCCCAGTCGCCAGCATTACGCCAGCGATACAGGTCAGGCTTATGGAGTGTCGGTACTGTCTCCCTGCCCTCCGCCTTGCTCTTCGTCTTGTATATCTCGTACAGTTGTGATATCGAGCGTTTCCCTTGTGCGTTCAATGCCATTTTGTAGTAGTCGTCTCTCGCCCACCGACTCAGCATTGCGTCGGTTGCTGCTTGCTTTGCGTTGTATTGCGTCATCTCGTTCTCTGATTCCTCTCACCACCAAGTCCTTAACGAACTGGTCCATTTGTTCGTCTGCAAACGTACCACGTTGGAAGTATTTTATAAACACATCATCTCCATCAGGCTTGTCTGCCTCACGGACGGTGGTGTTGGCTACCATGCCAGCGATAACTTCTTGCCCATCTCTATTAACCAGCGCCCACCCCATGAGGGGAAGCGTGTATGCGAATGGCGCAGTAGGCATAACATAGGCAGCAAACCAGCCAGCTTTGGCTTCTGCTCCCTTATCTTCAATACTCCAGAACCTCCTGATACTCGAAGCCATCATTCCTCCTCAAAGAATATGTCAACTACTGTGATGATAGACGTGGTGAAAGCACCCATACAACTAGCACTCGTTAGATATTTCGGGAGTGTCTTCCGTGCATGGGTGCGTAGAGCCGAAATAGAGAATCGAACTCTAATCAAATGTTTACAAAACACTTGCACTACCATTGTGCTATATCGGCGTGGTGCTTCCTGTCAGAATCGAACTGACTCACACGGCGCTTCAAGCCGATGTTCTACCAGTGAACTAAAGAAGCAAGGAGAACCGAAAGGGTATCGCACCCTTGTAAGCGGGTTTGCAGTCCGCTGCATATCTACTCTGCCATCGGCTCATGGAAGCGGGGAGTGGATTCGAACCACTACACTAAGGCTTATGAAACCTGGTGACTTCCCAAGCACCCCGCATAAAGGAAGGGACACAGATTGATGCTGCACAATAACACCCGGCCCCCGGTGTGTCCCTTGTGGGTTGGGCCTCGGTACCTGACCGTGGAATCGAACCACGTAATCCTAATAGTTATGAGCTATTTGCTCTACCAATGAGCTAGTCAGGCATGGTACCCCCTACAGGAATCGAACCCGTGTCTCCAGATTAAAAGTCTGTAGCTGCGCCATTCAGCTAAAGGGGCACGGCTCCCAAGGTAGGATTCAAACCTACATGTGACGCATTAACAGTGCGTAGCTTTATCTGTCAGCCACTTGGGAATGGGGAGAAGATGCGGGTGCCACCGGCCCCGAAAGACGGGCGGCTACCACGCATCTCCCGCGAGGAGGAAGAGGAGGCAAATTAGTTTAACGTCATAACTCAGGACGGGTGCTACACGTAGGATTCGCACCTACCCATCTTTCGACACAGCTTTACAGGCTGTTTAGCTCTCTCATGCCTGGTGTAGCATTTCTAACATCTCCATCGGTAGTAGTTC